ATGCTTTTGATAAATTTCAAAGAGATGTTGTAGATAATTATGTCAATAGTCCATTTATAGCCAATTACTCTTATACAGTATCTCATGTTAGTGAACCTGAAGAGTATTTTTTTGTAGATTACCATGACATTTGGGATGTTGATGGGGCATTAGGATTAGCATGTCAAGACTTTGGTTTGTGGAATGGTTGGAAACATAATGGAGAACAACAATGAATGAAGAGTGGCAACAATTTATAAAAGAAGTTTATGAGATAGCTTTTGGTGATAATGCTTTTGATAGAGGGTTTGATGCAGAGGAAGTATTAATTCAGTTAAAAGAATTTTCAGACAATGCCCTTAAATGGGAAGAACATATAGGAGAACAATAATGGCTAAAAAAATAATGGGTTGGAATATAAGTGTTACATGGGACGATGATCAAAAAAAAGATATTTATGATATTCCAAATTATGTAGCTGTCGTCATAGATCAATTTTTAAATGAATTAGAGGAGAAAGAAAATAATGATTGAAGATGGATTTAAAGAAGGTGAATACTTTACAACAATTACATGGGGTGAAGATTACGTTGGATTAGATAATCAAGTTACTAAGACCTACAGATTTGATACTCAAGATAAATTAGAAGCATTTCTGTGGGGTGTAAATGCAGGCGCAGGTTGGATGGAATATCATGTTAAAGAAGTATCGGGAGAAGAATAATGGCTAAAGAAAAAGTTAAAATAGTACATAAATTATTTATTCCTTGGATCCTTGAAGATTATGATGAGCATAAAATATATGAAGCATGGAATAGTGGAGAAAAGATAAAAGATTTTGCTATGAGTATAGCAAGTTTAATACCAATAAAGCATATCAAAAATTGGAAAGATATAAAGCATTATTGGGGTGAAGAATGGGACGATGATTATATTGAAGTCCCGTTACCTGATACTTTAGAAATTGAATGGATAAGAGAAGAATAATGATTGAAAAATTTGAAGAACATGAAGTAACAGTTACTATAACTATTAGTACACACATAGATATTGAAGATTGGGAAGAAGCCTGTGAACATTTAGAGAATGATATTTCAGAAAATGGAATAGGAAATTATAATGCAGAATTTCAAATGGAGAAGAATAATGGCTAAAAATAAACAAGATAAGTTTGAAGATTGGATGGATAATTGTCCTGCATTTGAAAAAGATTGCACAGATAGTTGGGAGGAAAACGAAGAAGATGGCAGTAAAACACTTGTATATTGTTATTGGTTTAAAATTGAAGGAGAAGAATAATGGCTAAAGTAACAGGAAATTATAAAATAACTTGGGAAATACTTGATAAAGATATACCTGATAATATATCAAAAGAATGGGAAGAAGGAGATTGGTCTGATGATGAGATACTAGGTTATTTTCAAGATAAGGGTAAAAAAGTTAAATCAGAAATGGTTTTTGATTTTTTAGGAAATGCAGTGGAGTGGGATTAATGGAAGATTATATTGATGAAGATTATCTTAAAACTAACAATTGTTTTTTCTATTATAAAAGTTGGAGTATAAGCCATTATTATCAACAACAGACAGAAAATTTTGATAAAGTTGATAGGTATTCAATATGGAATCCTGATTATAAAGATTTAACTTCTAGAACTAAATCTAAACTTTCTAGAGTAGGTACTAGAGAATTTAAAACAATAGAAGAAGCTAAACAATGGATTAATGAAAATGGAGAAAAATAATGGCTAAAAAATTAATTGAAGGTAAGACCCGAAAGAGTAAAGGTAAGAAGATGTCGCATACAGGAGGCAACAGCAGACCATTGAATTTAATGTATAATAATGTGACCCAAACGTGGCATAAAATACCCGAATAAGAGGTTGCAATAGAACCTGAATAGTATAAAAAGAGGTTAAATTTTAATCTCTTTTTTTTATTGGAAATCCCGAATGTCTTACTTTTTAAACCTTTCAGTCGTTGTCGTCTGGGTGGAGTGCATGACCCGACTCATCTAAGTTGTCACCCGAACCCGACTCAGTAATATCTTCAAATGCCTCTGGTGGTAACACGACAGTATTTTTAGAAGCTTCTTCTGAGAGCCTGGATAACTCAGCCCGAATCTCATCTTCACTCATAGCATCAATACTTCCTGTTCTTACTTCTGATTTGTTTACAAGTAATCCGGCAGCTTTAAGTCTTAACTCTTCGGCCTTGAGAGCCGCCGTCCAGGATCCGTCCTCCATAGCCCGATCCCGAATGTACTTTAAATCCCGAAAGCTTCTGTCTAGAGTTACTTTATACCTATGTGATATCTCTTTACGTCTCTCTTCAATACATGCCACTACATGAGGTTTACGCATCAACTGATGGCCCGACAAGGATGGATACTTATACCCGGCAAGACGGGCAGACTCCGTCTGCGATAAATCCTCTGTCCCACAAAATAAATCTACGAACTTCTTTTGCATCTCATTCAACTTACTCTGTGCTGACTCTGGATCAGTAATAAGTAAATCTAAATTTGCTTTATTTGTTTTAGCACTCATAGGTTGTCTCCATTTTATTTACTTTATAGATAGGGGGCGTTCATACGCCCCACTATATATATAATATACATGAACCATGAACGAAGTACAAAATAATAATTATCATTGTAATTCAATAACTTATAAGAAGTAAACCGTTCATGGACGCTTCTATGAACCATGAACGAAATATTATTTCTTTGCCTTATATTACAATAACTTACAAGTACGTTTCGTTCATAGAGACCCTTCGTTCATACATATGAACCATTTTTTATGAACCATTTTCACTAAAAACTAAACATATACATTTTATTTATTTACTTGACCTAAACTTAATAATTATATATTTTAAACTTAATGGTTTACATAAAGGAGTATTATGCAAGCATTAAATGTTAAATATGATTCTGGAGAATCTGTTTTACCTATGGAGTTTATACTAGAGAAAGTTCCAAGTCAAAATGGTTTTGATCATTACGCGACAATGAGAACTGGATTTCCAACTCCTACTTGGTGGCCAATGAAGACATGTCACATAACTCAAAACACCTATCCTGATAAGATTAAGATTAACTGGGAAAAGGACGATGTTATGGGCGAGTCAGACTTTATTCATTGGATTAATACATCATTAGCACATGACAAACCTTTTGGTTGTGCTGAGGATGGATCAGATAATCTAGAGCGTAGTCCTTTAACATCTAAGTCAATGGCCTGGGTTGCACACCTACCCTCTGTAGTTAAGGGTAGTTATGGTCATTACTATCAGATGTTAATAGACGAATAGACTGAAAATACAAGATAAGGTGTAAAAGAGAGTACAAGACACCTGTCTGTCTAAAGAAGGGAGAATACAATGGACGAACAAACTAAGTTTATGATGGTATTGTGGTTGATACTCATCGGATTTATATCAATAGAGTTAATAATAATATTAAATATATAGGGAGACAAATAATGAAAACAAGCAAAGTTAATATAAAAAGTCCCAAGTGGCAGAAAAACTTAACGTTACGAGAGAATGTTAAGTACGATGAAGATTTAAAAGATTTAAAGGTCTTTAAACAAGATAAACATATAGACTGCTCTAACATATCTACAGATCAATTTTACGCTGTACAGAGGCTAGTAGACGTTTTAGAGGAGAATAAAAACCTACTTATTGAACCAGAGCAAACAATATATGATTTTGCTATACAGCTTAAAAGATCATGTATAAAAAACGCGAGGTCCTTCAAATGACATTATTAAACACTTTAGTATTCTTAATCAGCGTGAGCGCGCCGGCTGCGCCGCCCGCTTCACCAGAGCCATGCCCTTCCTACATGTTAGGAACTGGTTACGACATGGACGGTAATCTTGAAATTATAAAAGTAGAGGAGATGTGGTGTGCTGGAAGAGATACTGAAACAAGCGAGTGAGATAGACACTGGTGCTGTTTTAGAATCAGCCCATCATAGTTTTCAATGGTTTATTATTAAGTTTGCTCTGTGGTACTTCACCATATTAATAAGCCTTATTGTATTTTTTGAATACAGAGAAAGGAAAAAGAATGACCAACATAACTAAAGCCGAGAGAGAGTTTATGAAAAAGAAAAAGGAGCCACCTTCTTGTATAGAGTTGGGTCCTAACGACATCCTCGCAACCATAACAAAAGAATATTTATTAATTACACTTAATGGCCAATCGTATAGACGTCCTCTTAACTTACATCAGTTACTAGGTCTTAACGTTGCTACAGCCAAAGCACTAGCTGAAAAAATAAGGGAGACAGCACATGACGAAAAAGAATAAAGTAGAAGCATTTATATACCATGCAGAATTAGAGAGAGTTGTCGATGGTGATACTATCGATGTTACTCTTGATCTTGGATTTAATGTTAAGTTACATAAACAACGATGTCGTTTAGCCGGCATTGATACACCTGAATCCAGGACCAGAGACCTTGCCGAGAAAGCTCTCGGTAAGAAAGCATCCGCCAGACTTAAAGAACTATGTTCAGAAAACTTAAAGATTAAATCATTAGGTAAAGGAAAGTATGGAAGGATCCTGGCTATACCTTATACCGAAGATGGCAAGGATATTTGTCAGATACTTGTTAACGAGGGCCATGCTGTTGAATACTCCGGTGGGAAAAAAACAAAAGTGTGGGGCGATTATTAGGTCCGAACGCCTAGCAATAAAAAAATTTAAAGTCAATATAGTTTTTAGATAAAAAGAAGGACAAATTATGAAGGTATTAAGTAAGGTACATACAAAATTAGAGAACATGGGTTACGTTGAGGACGTCGTTGAGGAAGGTTTTCAATGGACTAAGGAGGTAGAAGAAGTAAGGGTAACAATACATACACCAAGTAAGGGAATGGTATTAAAGTATTATCATTCCCTCCCTGTTACCCTTAAATTAAAAGACGCTAATGATGATCAGGTTGTATTTAACTTTGATAACTTAGATACCGCCCTTAAACTATCAGATGCCGTTTTTCATTCTTTTGAAGCCTTTGGACACCGTGATCTCTTAGGAGGTTAATATGAGGAAGACTCTTTTCGAGTAACACCCATTACCGTGCAATAAGGCTAAATATTATAACAGCTGTCATTACACTGCTGTTTTATTTGTCTTTAGAACATGATGTGAGTCTTATTAGTCAAGACTATTCTTTGTGCTGTGGTACCAGGAGAAAGCGCTCTATTGAGCTAACAAAGGAGGAAGACTATGGATTGGAGCTTTTTTAGATTTTATATGATGACAATGACAGTAACAGGAGGAATATTATTTTTAATTAGTTTATCTACAATATATTGACGAACACTGTATTACATACTACATATAGTAGTTAGTGGACGAAGGACTCTTAAATATACTTATTTGTCTCCCAATTTTTAAGTATTAACCTAACCCACGATTGCAGCCACATCGACCCCTACGAACTCTCTGTAGGGGTCACTTTTTTTAAACATTCTTCCCACGTTCTTTTAAACATATTATCTTCTTTAAAATAATTAAGTCTAAAATGTTTTGTCTTTGACATTCCTTTTTTAGGTATCATATCAAATACAGCCTTACGTATATCCGATGCTACAAAGCATATAATATCGGCGCTGTCGCGCGTCAGGCCGCGCTTCGCGCTTCCTGTCGACGTACTAAACGTATAACGTTTATTTGTTTTAGTGTGAGGAGATGGGTAAGCGCTTTTAACTTGGATCCTCAGCGCTTTGTTTTTTATATTAACAATAAGATCACAACCAGGTGCATCGACAAGAGATGTTGGGTAACCTAAAGACTCTAACTCTAGAGCTACAAATAATTCACCTATACGACCCAATTGTCGTTGATTTGTTATTTTCTTTGTTAACGACACACGTCAAGCTAACAGCTTTTGGTGTGTAAGTCTACTTTACGTCGTCTCCGAACTCATGCGGTACCGTTCTACCTTGCCCATAAAACTGTGTTCTATAAGTTTCCATACGTCGTGCAAGCTCTGGTACTGTTAAATTTTCTCTTCCCGGTTCCGCAAACTTATCCCAGGCATCAAAAATATTTTGCATTAAATCTCTGTATTCTTGGTTTGTCATTTAGTTCTCCATATCAAATTCAAATTGTCCATCTGGTTCATGCGTAATACCTTCAGGACCTGTTGTTACAATAATAGGGGTTTGTTCTCCTATCCACGCACCTAGTACATTATAGGATATATACTCCATTGCTTCTTCTTCATCGACGTCGTTAGCGTCCATAAAGATTGTAATCATCTTTTGCAGATCATAGACAATAATATCGTCTTGCCCGCACCTTTCACCGATGCCTATTATAGCATCATTAAATCCGTCCCATTTTAACATGTTCACCTCAGTTCATTGTTTCTTTTTTAAAAATTATATCTTTTATATTTGCTTCTATAACTGGCTCTTCTTTAGCTGTTACAAATCTCTGACACACTTGATGCATTTCTTTTAAAAAATAATAAATGTTTAATTTTTTAGGATTAAAATTATCTTCCATATTTGCCCAGTCTATATCTTTTTCATTTAAGTTTATATCTAATTTTATTTCATATCTTATTTTCATTTTATGCTCCTGCCTCAAACTCTCCATCGCCCTCAGCAAATGGTCCGTCAGGAACATCAAGCCATACACGCGATTTTAATCCTGGAGCAGATGCTTTTACTATCTTCTTTTGATCTATTAAAGTCTGAACCATTCTCTCCAGATGGTTAATACCTTTCTCTTGTAATACGTCGCTTAGACGCTCTTTATGATGTCCTATGCCATTCGCTTTACCTGTTTGAGTGAAAGGTTTACCCTCCAGAGCAGCATTTTTAATACAGAATACAAGATCATCAAGTTCAAAGTCAGTTCCACGTTTTGATAAGAGAACGTCATCAGTACGTCCCTCAAGTAGTCCGGTGTGTGAGTTACGCACAAACGTTCTAATCTCTCTATTAGCTGGTCCATTACTTTTTACAACAGCACCATTAACAATACGATTACGCCTGTATTCTATATCCATAACTTTACATAGATGTTTCATCTCACCTTCGGGCGGTACCCATAAGGCCATAGCAAATCGTAGTCCATCAACGATAGCTGACGTACCTCTGATTAAATTACGAGCATGTTCCGGAGTTACAACAGGATTTTTTATGTCTATCTTTGTCATGTGATGTACAAGAAGCCACGTAGCGTTGGTTTCCGTCGCTAAGGCTGCAAAGTACCCCGTCACAAACGCACCCGCCGCGGGGTCGCTGTTTATATCCGCATAAACAAAGCTTGCGAGTGGGTCTATCACTACAAGTGCAAGGTCTTTTATTTTCTTTATCTGCGAGCAAATCTCTTCCCATTGTTCTGTTATTGCTGGCCCGTCCCTGGTAGTAGTAACAATTGGTTTAACACCACCATAGTTTGGAAAAGGCAAGACTTTTAAATCATGTTTTGACTTGGTAAATCTTTTACCTTGATGATCGATTAAGTCAATACGTCTATGTATTTCATCAGCTTCGTCTTCCGCTGTCAATATCACACAGGATCCATTTTGCAATAAATTTGCATCGAATGCCCTGTCATAGCCTGTAGTACCATACGCTAGTTTTAAACCCAGGTCGAGCGTTAACATACCTTTACCGGTGTCGCCAGAAGCCGCAATGATTCCGGCAACACCACGGGGTAGCGTATCATCCAGAAGGTATTCGTATTGAGGTGCTTTACCTTTTTTATAATGCGAAACTGATAGACTATCATCTAAAAGATTGATAATCTTTACATCCGTGTCACGTTTATAAAGGTAAGATTCAATATCAAACCCTTCAGTGAGAGCGTCAGCAGAGTCCCATCCTTTTGGTTTACCATTTACAGGTTGTAGTACACGAACACTTTTGCAAATAGTAACTAGGTGAGACGCTGCTGCTGTCCCATATTTCAAACCAGACTCATCATTGTCTGGCCATATGATAACGCTACGCCCTTCTAAGGGTGACCAGTCGGTCTTGGATACAGGGGCATTTGATCCAGCCATAGCTGTAGTAGCTGTAATACCAACTTCCCGCAGAGCGTCTACACACTTCTCCCCCTCAACCAATATAATATTGGTATCAACGTCACATTTATCAATGTTCTCTTGATTATAGAGTGGACGAACTTGTGGAAACTTTTTCTCTCCAGACGGAAGCACAGGATAAAATGTCTTGTCTCCTCCCTTAAATTCTTTACGAACAACTGTACACAGAAGTTCATTGTTTTTATCTTTATAAATATATTGAATTGTATTGAGTACCTCGCGCGCGGCCTTCGCTACGCTCGGCGCTTGCATAGGCGTGTTTTTTAACGGCACTCTTACGCTTATAAAATCAGATATTTCTTCTACTGCTTCAGCAAAAGAACAACCATGTTGATGTTGCCATAAGTCAATGAAGTCACCAAACATTCTAGACCCATTAAACTCACCACCTAAGCCTGGTGTATCTCTATTAAGACTAAATGAACATGAGTCACCAAAAGACCCATCCAAATCACCACAAACAAACTCAGACCCTCTTACGCGCCCTTGTGGTAATAAATGTTGCAGTATGTGAGAAAGTCTTGGAAAGCATTCATCTTTAAACCTATTAAGATCAAAGTCTTTTTTCTCCTTCATGGAGTTTATACTATTAAAATTAACGGTCATGCTCTGTCTCCCAACAGTGATTCTGAAAATCACAAAACTTGCACAAATAATGATCCGGCTCTTGTGCTATGCGTGGCAACCTTTCCTTCGCTTCTACAGCTTTAATGACTAATACAGCCTTGTCAATACATCTTTGTGCTAACTCAGGATCAAAAGGTACTAGCTCATGGTACAACTCTTGTGTGTTTTTATTAACAACCGAGAAGACAGCAGGGTTTTCTGTTAAGTTCATATAGTAT